AATATTTTAAGGCAGATAATGTTCCATTAGTTACTACACCATCTTTACAAAACGCAACCACTTTATCACTATACTCTACTAAATCCTTATTTCTTCTATGATAATGTCCTACATTATATGGTTTACCATATCTAAATGAACCTTTAACACAATGTATATTATGTGGTTCGTGGTAAGGTGGAAACTCACTATAGTTTATTTCAAAATCAAGTGCGAATCGTTTTGCATATTTATCTGCTCCGTCTTTAGCACCACCACTTACTATAACCAAATCCTCTTTGAATTTGTTTTTTAATTGAAAAATAAACTCTTTTATTTTTCTTTTATTTGTGTAACCCCTTGACCCGATAATTGCTATTTTCATCGTCATTTCTTTTTTGTTTCTTTACTGGTTTGTCCGTTTGTATAAAATCCCATATCTCTCTACACCTTTTAATACCTCTTGATATCCCACCATCATCTGTGTAATGTGTTGCGAATCGATAATAATTAGGCCCATATTCATCATATTTATGTTTTGGTATAACATCATACCAAATAAAATCTCTCTGTAAATCAAAAAATGTAGGTCTTACTATTGATTTATAATTTGAATGTGGTAATCCATCCCACATATCTGAAAACATAACAACATCTCTTGAATCTAACTCTTTCTTTTCATACCAAAAGTAAATAGATTTTACATGCATTGGTTTGAGAGTATTATTTATATCCTCTAATAAATCTAATTTACCTATTAAATCAGGTAAATAAAATCTGGCTGTTATATTAAATGTATTCATTACAAATCCTTACATAATCTACACTTCTTGTGTTTCTCACACTTCTGATAATCATTATCGATAATATTACCATCTTCATCGTAACACTCTTCCATAAACTCTTGTAACCTTGTGATAACTTTATTGATACTTGGTTTACCACTCGCTGGTGAAAACACTTGTATTCTTTTTTGGGGATAAGCTATATTCTCATATAGTTTTCTCTTCAATATTAAATATTCAATATCTATTTTATCGATAGGAATTTCTCTTTCTTTTGAAAAGAATTGTTTATATAATAATAACTGATTTGTTTTGTTTTTATCAGCCTTCATGTATTTGTTCCAACCCATTGTGGCTGTTTTGATATCGATAATCTTTACACGACCTGTAACTTTATTATGTAAAACTACATCCATGTACCCAACAAAATTTAAATTGTTAGGTAAATTATAATTTAACCCAACTTCAATACCTAACATCTCTGTATTCTTTTTAGGAAAATAACTATTTTTTCTCTTTAGAAATTCATCAATAATATTATTTCCATCTTGAAAGAACTCTTTCATCTCTTCTAATGTAACTTCAAAATCATCACCATGTTGTTCTTTTGATATCTTGTAGTTTTCTTCCATTCTATATTGAAGTATATCTTTTAATGGTAAGTTATCCGCTTCTTTGATTGTTCGTTCATAATAACAAACTAAATATGCTTGAATGGTTTCGTGTAGAGCGGTTCCAAATAAAGTATAGATGTTCCCATAAAATGTTGTTTGTTTATCAACATAATCTAATTTCCAAGTGTAAGGACATTTATCCCATTTGGCGAATTGTGAGTAACTTATTTTCCCCATTTTCCTCTTCCTACTATTGTAGCCATGATACCATAATTACTAACATCAAGATAAGCATCTTCCATAGGTTCACCCTCAACAGCATTTTCTCTACCACTTAATAGTAATGTTTTTAATCTTTGTAGTTTATCGTTCATCCTAAACCATAAACCTGTGAGTGATAATTTAATCTCATCTGGTGTTTGTAATTGTGTACCAACTGAAATATTACCAGGACCATAATCATGTTGTTTATGTAAGAACAATCTGTATTGTTCCGCTTGAATCCTTTTAAACTCTGTGGTCATTTCTGGCCACTCTTTTTCCATTTGTTCTACAACATCATATTCATGTGTAGTGGATGTAGGATTATCTTTTATAATATTTGCCATATTATTCTCCAATTTATTATGTGTAAATATACGAAACTTTTGGTATAAAAGTCAAGTCTTTTTTAAACAATTTTATCGATGATACCATATTCTAAACATTGTTCAGCGTTTAGATATGTATCGTTTCTTTGAGTTAGTTCCCAAAATCTTTCATCTTTGTTGGTAACTTCTGCCATGAGTTTATTAATGTTAACTTGTAACTTTTTCAAATGGTCAACACCTTTCATAACATCTGAAGTTTTACCAGCTTCAAAGGCTGAACCCTCATGAACCATGACGGTTGCGTTCTTACTCATTGTTCTTAAACCTGTACCACATGCTAATAATACTGAAGCGGCACTCATACAAGTTCCAACACAATGTGTATTAACTTGTACATCTAATCCTCTGATATAATCTACCAATCCCAACATAGCGTAAACATCACCACCATAAGAAGCAATACTTAAATTGATACTTGTTCTTGGATTTGTTCTCTGTAGGTAATCACACTTTACTATTGTTGAATACAAAGAATCTATATCAAACTCATAGTTCATATAAGTGGTATTTGTTTGTGAGTTAACACCCCATTCCATCTCTTTCATAAAAAATTGTTCTTCTTTTCTATAACTCATTACTTACTCCATATTTTTTTTAATTGTTTATCTTCCACACCATACTTCATAATGATTGTGGTTACTTGTTCTTTTGTTAAGATGTTAAGATAATCCTCAACTTCTCTCGTACTACATTGAAAGTAATCTACTAAGTGTTCCATAGCCCATTTCTCAATCTTAGA